GCTGGGTTATGTGGAGATTCGTGGAGATCGGCGAGGGCGAGAGCCGGCGCTGGTCCAAACTGCCCGTGCAGTCGAACATGCACGCGGCGAGCAGCACCAACCCCGGGACGTGGACAGACTTCCTCTCAGCCCAGAACGCGTACCAGACCGGCAAGTTCGACGGGGTGGGGTTCGTCTTCGACGGCACCGACGGCCTCGTGGGCGTAGACCTGGACGACTGCTACTCGGAGGGGCAGTTTACGAGCCCCGAGGCGGCCCAAATTGCCTCGGAGGTAGAGGGGTACATGGAGGTCTCCCCGAGCGGCACAGGCGTCAAGATATTCACACTGGCGGCCATCCAATCCGCGCACGTAGACCACGAGAAGGGTCTGGAGATCTACCCACGCGGGCGCTACTTTACGGTGACGGGCCAACACATCAAGGGGGCCATACCCGAGTCCCCAATTGATCTGTCCCCCTTTATACCGGAGAGGTCCGTCCGCGTGACGGGGGACTCGTTTGCGGACTACTCGCCGCCCGTGGCAGAGTACGACGTCGCACGCGTAGAGTCCGAGCTGCTCGCACACTTGGACGCCAACTGTGGCTACTCGGAGTGGCTCCGGGTTGGCATGGCCCTACACCACCAGTTCAACGGCGACGTTGAGGCTTGCGAGGCGTGGGACCGCTGGTCGTCGACCACCACCGGTAGCTACCACCCCGGCGAGTGCGCCCGGAAGTGGGACAGCTTCACCAAGGGCAAGGGCTCGACCCTGCGCTCGATCATATTCGAGGTCAACCAGGTAAAGAAGGGCGAGGCGCTCGCCAGGGGTGAGATCGTGCTAGACCCCGCGCCTCTGAACCACGCGGCGGAGTACCTGGAGTCGGAGCACACGAATGAGGAGGGGACGACTCTCGTGCACTACGCGGCGGAGTTCTTCAAGTACACTGGCAACTGCTACGAGCCCGTCGAGGACGCGACCATCCGCTCGAAGATGTACAACTTCTTGAACAAGTGCAACAAGACAGACCGCCGCGGCAACCTGATACCGTTCGCCCCGACGCCGCCTTTGGTGAGCGCCGCGATCGACGCGTTGCAGGCCACGGTCCACCTGCCACAGGGCGCGCACTCTCACCCGCCGGTGTGGCTAGATGGGTTCGGCAAGAATAAGCCGGAGGCCTCGAAGCTGATCAGCCTGAAGAACGGGCTCTTCCACCTCGAGGACTCGGTGCTCCTGCCGCACACGCTAGGTTTCTTCACGCTGAACAGCCTCCCGTTTGAGTACGACCCGGGGGCCAAGTGCCCGGTGTGGGAGGGCTTCCTCGGGCAGCTGTGGGGTCACGACCGCGAGTCGGTGGACACGTTGCAGGAGATCTTCGGCTACATACTCTCGGGCGAGACCGACCAGCAGAAGTTCTTCAACGTAATAGGCCCGCGCCGAAGTGGCAAGGGTACGATCAACAAGGTGCTCGTGGACCTGCTAGGTCAGCACAACACGGTCGCGCCAGAACTAGGAGAGTTATGTGACACGTTCGGACTACAGCCATGGTTGGGCAAGCTACTTGCATCGTTTACGGACGCGAGGGCACCGGAGAGGAATCGCTCTGCTGTTGTTTCTCAGCTTCTGCGTATTGTTGGTGGTGATACCGTAACCGTTAACCGCAAGAACCGCGAGGCTTGGAACGGCTACCTGCCGACCCGTATTGTGATCTACTCGAACGAGGTCATGCAGCTCACCGAGAACAGCAACGCGCTCACGGGGCGGATGATCGTGCTCAAGATGACCAACTCGTTCTACGGCCGCGAGGATACACAGCTATCCTCCAAGCTAAAGGCCGAGCTCTCGGGCATATTCAACTGGAGCATGGATGGCCTGCGGCGTCGCAAGGCGCGGGGCGGCAAGTTCTTGCAGCCGGCGTCGGGCACGGAGCTCTTGCACGTGATGGAGGAGCTCTCGAATCCGCTGGGCACATTCATCGAGGACACTCTGGTTCTCGACGACAGGTCCAGCATCAGCAAGGACGACCTGTACCACGTCTTCAAGCGGTGGGCCACCGCCCGAGGTATACACCCCGGCACGGACCTGACATTCAAGCGCCAGTTTTTGGCGGCGACGAGTGACAAGCCGATACGGATCACGCAGACGAGCAGCGGCGAGTCAAGGGTTCGCGTGTACCAAGGGATACGCTTCCAGGAGCGCGCCCAGCAGTACGTGGACAGCGTTAACAACTCTCTCATGAGCGAGGACTTTTTATGATAATCGGAATAGGCTCAGACATTGTGAGCATCGATCACGTGGGCAACTGCTACAAGAAACAATCCTGGGCGTTTGTGCACAGGATCCTAGGCAAGCTGGAGCTAGACTACTTCGCGCAGATCTCCGACAACCGCGCAATGTCGGTGAGCTACTTGGCTCGCCGGTTCGCGGCGAAGGAGGCCACGCTGAAGGCGCTGGGCACGGGCATCACCCCGGAGATGGACCTGAGAGACGTTCAGATACTGAACGACCCCAAAGGTAAGCCCGAGCTGTACATAGAAAAGCCCGGCTTGTTTCCGCACCGCGCGCACGTTACAATCACGGACAATCACCGCGACGTTGTCGCGTTCGTCATACTGGAGAAAATATGAACCAAATGCACCCGTCAGGCATGACCCAGGAGCGCTGGGATTGGCCGTTCAAAACAGACGAGGAGCGCAAGCTCGTCGTGAAGTACTACAAGAAGCAGGGCAAGGTAGACCCGGTCCAAGAGTACGGGGAGTCTCCGCTATGAGCATCGTGGGACGAATCGGGAAGTGGACATCAAAGGCCGCGATCGAGGAGGCGCTTCAGCACGTGGGCGACGAGGACCCGGTCATCATCGTCAGCATCAGCAGGTCCGACCAGCAGATGCGCTACTGGACCGCTAACAGCACCAACATGGAGGCTAACTGGATGGCCGACAACATCAAGGACGACGTCATGGGAGGGCGGCTATGAGCAAGGCTGAGTACTATGATGAAGACGACGACATTCAAGTTTACAAAGTATCGCGGCCTAATGTGTCTTACACCGGAAATGGGACTGCAACGACTAAAGGAGACGAACACATGACAGACATCGTAAACCACCCGCCGCACTACAAGGACGGAGGGATCGAGACCATCGACTTCATAGAGGCCAAGAAGTTTAACTACAACCTCGGCAACGTGATCAAGTACCTCACACGCGCCGGTAAAAAATCAGAGTGCCCAATTGAGGACCTCAAGAAGGCGCAGTGGTACCTCGGACGTGAGATTTCAAACCTGGAGAAGAACAAGTGAGCCTGGTAGAAAAGCAATACATCGTCATGAACGGCGGCGCTGGAGAGTTCGTCCTCTGGATGCTGCTCGTGATCGTGGTTGGAATTTTAGTCGGCATGCGGGAGGACAAGAATGGCAGAGGCAGGTAAGGGATCCCGGCACCGTCCGGTGCTGGACCAGGTCACGTTCGACAAGAGCTGGGACCGCATATTCGGCGGCACCAGCTCACCGTGTGTGGACGTGTGCGACATGGACTACGCGGCGAACATATGCCGCGGCTGTTATCGGACCATGGACGAGATCTCCGCGTGGGGATTCTCAAACGAGGACGAAAAGCAGCGCATCCTCAAGAACACAGAGGAGCGCAAACAGCATGCCAAAAGTAACCACGCTTAGCCTTGCGGACCTGCTCAAGGCGCAGACCCAGACCGACTCCGACCTAGCGTTTGCGAAGGTACTGGATCTCATGGAGCGGCACGGGGTCTGCTACTGTCGATTCACAATAGAGGACGGGGTCCAGATCATCAGCCCCCGCTACAATCAACGCATATCAGGGGTTATATCGGATGCCTAAGAACTGGGGTTACTATCACGTGGACTGCGGTCACTTCCCGTCGCAGATCAAGCTGTGCTTTTCTAACGAAATGTTCCAGAGGGTCCTGGCGGATCACGGCATCGCGGAGAAGGCGACCGCGCTAGACGAGGGCATCGCCGAGACGCACTACCTGACCGACGGCAAGCACGCCGTGATCATCATGGCGTTCGACCTGAAGGAGTGCGTAGACGAGGACCCGGCGTTCCTGGCCGGAGTCATCGCGCACGAGGCGACCCACTGTGTGTGCAGGATATTTGAGCACATCGGCGAGGCACCGGACGAGATCGGCGAGGAGTCGCGCGCTTACCTGACCGAGCACATCGTCAAGCAGATCACGACGGGCATCCAAGTGGAGATTGAGAAGAATGCTAGAAAAGAGAATCGAGCAGCATCTAAGCAAAAGGGTCAAGGAGCTCGGGGGTCTCAGCCTAAAGTGGATAAGCACGATAACGGGGGTCCCGGATCGGATTGTGTTTCTGAAAAATCAGATCCACCTGGTCGAGCTAAAAACAGAGAAGGGAAAGCTGTCAGCAAGGCAGCTCGTCGTGTTCAAAGAATTATCAGATCTCGGCTTTCCGGTAACCGTATTAAAATCTAAGGAGGACGTTGATGAGTTCATTCAAGGGAAAAACTTATTGGGCGAACTACTTTTCCACAAAGAAGGGTCATCTAAAGTCTTACAGAAACGCTGCGATGCAGAGGGCTAGATTAAAAAACATACCATTTAATTTAACGATTAAGTACATTGAGTCTATAGCAACGGACGAGTGTCCTATTTTTAAGATGCCTTTTGTTTGGGGGAGGTCCGGCAGGGGCTGTGGCAAATCCAGAGGACCTTATGCCCCATCTCTTGACAGAGTAATACCAGAGCTTGGCTATGTTGAGGGGAATGTAGTGTTCATCTCTCATTGGGCCAACAAGATAAAACAAGACGTCACCGAAAAAGAACTGTACGCCGTAGCCGACTGGCTACACGACAAACGAAAGGAAGTACTAAATGCTTTCAAGGAAAAACCTACACCCGTACCAAGACCGCTTGATACACCTGGCCGCAAGAGTCCCGCACATGGGCCTGTTCATGGAGCCCGGGCTGGGAAAGACTGTGACGGCTCTCAGCATTATCAAGCAGAACTCTTCGGGGCGGACACTGGTCATTGCGCCTAAGCGCGTGGCCGAGTCTGTGTGGGCCCAGGAGTGCCAGAAGTGGGATCACCTCAAGGACTTGCGCGTGATCAAGATCATGGGATCGAAACGCAAGCGACTAACCGCCCTACACCAGTTTAACTGTGACGTGTTCATCATCAACGTTGAGAATGTGCCATGGCTAATCGACAATTGGATATCTGGGTTGTTTGAAAATCTTATCGTGGACGAGAGCTCGCGATTTAAGGATTCGAGCACGAAACGTTTCAAGGCGATCAAGAAGGTTCTCAAAGAGTT